TTGATAGAAATGAATTCATAGCAGAAATCTTTGTGAAACCTGCTAGAAGCATTAACTTCATTACTTTACAATTTATCGCAACCAGAACTGGTGTCAGTTTTGATGAAGTTGCAGGTTAAGGGGAGAATAAAAAATGGCAAACATTAATGACTTCAAAGCTAAACTTGCAGGCGGTGGCGCTAGAGCCAATCAGTTTAAGGTAACAATGCCTTTTCCTGGTTACGCACAAGTTGGTGGCGAAATAGAAGACCTTGCTTTCTTATGTCGTTCAACATCATTACCAGGTATGACTGTACCTAGTTTTAATGTTCCTTTCAGAGGAAGAGCGATTAAAATAGCGGGAGATAGAACAATAGAAGATTGGTCTGTTACTTGTTACAATGACACAGATTTCAAATTAAGAAACGCATTTGAAAGATGGTCAAACGGTATCAATAATCTAACAGATAACGAAGGCTTGACTAATCCAGCAGATTACCAAGTTGACGCATTTGTAGACCAGTTAGATAGAAACGGTGCAACGATTAAGTCATACACTTTAAGAGGTGTATTTCCTACAACGATTGCTCCTATTGAGTTGACATATGACGAAGCGACAGCGATTGAAGAATTTGCTGTTACTTTTGCGTATCAATACTTTGAAAGTAATACTACTACTTAATATACGCTTAAAGGGCGGCCTAAAAATCGCCCTTTAAAACTATATAAATAGTATTAAATAAACAAAGGAATAATATTATGGCTGAATTATTTGGATTTTCTATCACTCGTCAAAAGAAGTCGGCGGATCCAAAACAAAGCTTTACTCAACCACAAGCAGATGACGGTACTCAAACTATCGCAGCTGGTGGTTATTTTGGTCAATACCTCGACATGGAGGGAACAGCCAAGACAGAGCAAGACCTTATCCGAAGATACAGAGAAATAGCATTACACCCCGAATGTGACATGGCAATTGAGGATATTGTCAATGAAGCAGTTGTGGCTAATGAATTAAAGGATGCTATTCGATTAAAATTGGATGAAGTACCTTTTGGTAAAGAAGTTAGAAGAAAGATAGAAGATGAATTCCAAGAAATATTAAGGTTGATGAACTTTAATACGAAAGGTCACGACATATTTAGAAGATGGTATGTTGATGGCAGAGTTTATTATCATAAAGTAATAGACAGAGAATCACCTAGAAAAGGTATCACAGAGTTAAGATACATTGACCCTAGAAAAATTAAAAAAGTTAGAGAGGTAAGAAAGAAAAGACCTGACGGTCCTACACCTCACGGACTAACAATCATTGATGAGTTTGAAGAGTATTACTTATTCAATGAAAAAGGAATTGCCGGTACAACATCTGGTGGTATTAAGATTGCCCCAGATACAATTTCGTTTGTACCATCTGGATTAGTTGACCAAAATAAAAATATGATTCTTTCATATTTACATAAGGCAATTAAACCAGTTAATCAATTGAGAATGATTGAGGACGCTTGTGTAATTTACAGAATCGCAAGAGCACCTGAAAGAAGAATATTCAAAATTGATGTAGGTAATCTACCAAAAGTAAAAGCTGAACAATACTTACGAGATGTTATGGCAAGATATAGAAATAAACTTGTCTATGACGCCTCTACAGGTGAAATCAGAGATGACAGAAACTATATGTCTATGTTAGAAGACTTTTGGTTACCAAGTAGAGAAGGTGGTAGAGGTACGGATATTAGTACATTACCAGGCGGACAAAACTTAGGAGAAATTACTGACATTGAATACTTTAGAAGTAAACTATATCGTTCATTGAATGTACCAGCGAGTAGATTAGAAGCAAGTCAAGGTTTCAATCTTGGTAGAAGTACCGAGATTACTAGAGATGAACTTAAATTTACAAAGTTTGTACAAAGGTTGAGAAAGAAGTTTACAGAGTTATTTAATGATATTTTAAAAACACAACTAATACTTAAAGCTGTTATCACGGAAGAAGACTGGCACCTGTTAAGAGACCATGTACAGTATGACTTTTTGCAAGATGGACACTTTGCTGAACTAAAAGATAGTGAAATGCTTTTAGAAAGAATAAGAATAGCAAACGAAGTGAGAGATTATGTCGGTAAATATTATTCAGTAGAGTATGTAAGAAAACATATTCTTAAACAATCTGATAGAGATATTGAAGACATTGATAGTCAAATTAAGAAAGAAATTGATGACGGCATAATATCGGCACCAACGGAAGATATTCCAGGTGGCGGTGGAAACTTATAGGAGATAAAAAATGAGTGAACACATTAAGAAATTTGTTGACGATTTGTCAAACGGAAATAATGCAGACGCAGGCGAAGCTTTTAAAGACGCATTAAGAGCTAAGGTTGCAGACAGTTTAGACCAGGCGAGAGTTGATATTGCAGGTAAAATTTTTAGTGATACTACTAATGAGGTAAGTCCTTTTAGTGACCCTAAACCTGTTGTAACTGACCCCTCACCTGAAACTGAAACAATGATGGATACGCAAGGTAATGAGATTGCTTTTGAACCTAATGGTAACGAGCAACCAACACCTGAACAAGAAGTACCAGCAGAGGCACCGGCAAATGATGAAAGTCAACCAGCTACTTAAACAAAATGTAGTTGACACGGAAACTTTTAGTCAATTACCACCAAAACATAAAGAGGTGGTAAATGACTTTTTTAGTCAAGTAGATTATGATAATGTTGATGTTGTAAAAGAAGTTGAGGCAACTATAGATAAGGTTGCTCTTAAACATAATGTACAAACAAATGTTGTCTATGATTACATGGACAAAGAATTAGGAGTATAAACATGGCATGGGTAGATGTACCAGGTTCAAGTGCAGTATGGCAGTATGAAAATTCTGCTACAGCGGCTAACACATATTCAGATTCAGGTGCAGGTGCAAACTCTGTATTCTCTGGTGGTGTAAGAACTTATACTAAACCAGGTACAAGTGATACTGTAGCCGTTTATGCTAGAACTAGAAAAAAAGGTACTACTGTTGAAAGAGGCGAGTTAAGTAAAACATATTATGACAATCAATAGTACACAACTAGTAGATGATGGTTTCAAAGTAATCAATAAGGTTACTGGTGCCAGAAATGAAGACGAGAAACTTATAGAGTTAGATAACTTAAAAGGTTCTACAAACGAATCTGAATTATCAATTGCAAATGCATATTATGAAGTAGAAGGCACAGGCACGGTTACATTGCAATTTGGTGATGATAAGAGTCTAACTATGACAGGCATAGACAACTATGGTCTAAAACCTGTAGAAGAAAAAATAAAAGGAACAGGCGATATTCAAGTAAAGACAGACGGTTCAGTAGAAAAGTTTAGTTTGTTACTAGAGTGTCATAAAGAAAAAGGATTTAGCAATGGCTGATTTAGTTACAACACAAACAATTGCTGATACATCTGGTGTTAAATTTGTCACAAAGATGACAAACTTTTCAGATGGTACTGGTGAAACACAAGTTAAAAAGATTGACGCTTCCGAGGTTACTTTTATGTCGGAAGATGGTAATAGAAAAATTGCCAAGATATGGTATTCAATTAACACGGCAAATAACAAGTCAGCAGTAGAGTTGATATGGGACGGAGCTACTAATGCAACTGCTATGTTATTGAGTGGTAATGGTTATTTTGATTTAAGAACAGCTGGTAATGAGATTATTAACAATGCAACCACACCAACTGGGGACATACTATTATCAACTAGAAACTTTGCAGATGGTGACAATTACACAATTATTGTAGAGTTTAGGTAAAAAATCTTATAAATAGTTAGTACGAGAGAGAACACATGAAACTAATATCGGAAGAAATTCAAGACGCAGAATACTTGGTTGAAGAAACCAACGGTAAAAAATCGCACAAAATTCGTGGTATCTTTTTACAGTCTGATATCAAAAATAGAAACGGAAGAATCTATGAAAATGATATCTTATCTAAAGAGGTAAACAGATACACAAAAGAATTCATAGATAAAAAGAGAGCATTCGGTGAACTAGGCCATCCAGATGGACCTACTGTTAATTTAGAAAGAGTATCACACATGATTACTTCACTAAAAGCTGAAGGCAAGAACTTTATCGGTGAAGCAAAAATCATGGATACACCATACGGTAAGATTGTAAAAGGTCTTATTGATGAAGGCGCTCAATTGGGCGTATCTTCAAGAGGTATGGGTTCTCTGGTTCAAAAGAACGGTAGTAACTATGTAGGTAAAGACTTCTACTTGGCTACAGCCGCTGACATTGTAGCAGACCCCTCCGCTCCAGACGCTTTCGTTGAAGGCATTATGGAGAGTAAAGAGTGGATTTGGGACAATGGAGTAATAAAAGCAAAGGATATTGAAGAGTATAGAGAGTATATTCAGAAAGCAAAATCAATCAAATTAGCAGAAGCTAAGGCGAATGTGTTTAAAAACTTTCTTGAAAAACTTTAATCTTATAAATATCTACTAATAGAGAAAAATAACTAGTTATTTTAAAAAAGGAGATTTCTCAAATGGCCGATACAGAAAACAAGTTAGAGGCGTTAGAGCAAGAAGCAGTAGCAGAGGCGTCAAATCCTCAGGCTGATGCTCCTAAAAAAAATGCTGTAGCGGCTGAGCCGAACCATCTGAAAAATGATGCGGAAGATTTAGGCGCAGCTGTTGTTAAACCAACAGACAGCAATCCTGACGCAACTAAAAAAGTAAAACAAGTTTCTGGACAAGCTCCTCAAAAATCACAAGGTAGTGCTGACCCAATGCCAACATTGTCTGGTCACAATACCAAGTTAGAGGAAACAGAAGCAGAGGGTTCGGAAGAAATCAAAGAAGGCGAAATGCCAAAGGCTGCTCTTGACGCTTTGAAAAAGCATAAAGAAAAGTCTGAAGATAAAAAAGAAGATTCAAAAGCAAAAGATGTTGAAGAAACAATGGATGCTGGAGAAGTTTCTAAAATGGCAGATAAGAAAAAAGAAGTAAACCAAAAAACAGCCAACATTGCTGCTTCATACAAAATGAAGAAGGAAGAAGTTGACGAACATATGGATGCTTTAGTCGCTGGACAAGATGACTTATCCGAAGAATTTAAAACTAAAGCTGCTACCGTTTTTGAATCAGCAGTAAACTCTAAAGTTAAAGAGATTGCTGAAACAATGGAAGCAGATATTACAACTAACTACGAGCAAGATGTTGCAAAGCATAAAGAAGAGTTAACAGAGAAAGTTGACAGTTACTTATCTTATGTCGTTGAAGAGTGGATGAAAGAAAACGAAATCGCTCTTGAAAGAGGCATTAAAGGTGAAATCGCTGAAGACTTTATAACAGGTCTCAAAAAACTTTTCGCTGAGCACTACATTGATGTTCCTGATGAAAGATACAATGTGCTTGAAGACCAAGCAGCTAAAATTGAATCTTTAGAAAAGAAACTCAATGAGCAAATTGAGAAAAATGTTGAATTAAACAAGGACAATGCAGTAAAGACAAGAAACGAAATCATGTCTGAAGTTGCAAGTGACCTTGCTGATACAGCAAAAGAGAAATTTGCTAAACTCGCTGAAGAAATTGAATGGTCAGACGCAGACTCTTTTAAAACAAAATGTGTAACTATTAAAGAATCATATTTTGGTGCTAAAGAAGAAGTAAAAGACTCACTACATGATGTGGCGGCTGGCGATGAAGCTTCTAACGAGGATTTATCGAAAGCTATGGCTGCTTACACTGCCGCTATAAGCAAAACCAAAGATATTAAAATATCTTAATGTTAATACGGAAAAAGGGAGAAAATTAAAATGTACTTATCCGAAACACACGAAAAAAAATGGCAGCCTGTTTTAGAACACCCTGATTTACCAGAAATCAAGGACTCTTACAGACGAGCCGTTACATCAGTTATTCTTGAAAACCAAGAAAGAGCTGCTAAAGAAGACCAAGCATTCTTGTCAGAAGCTGCGCCTACAAACGCAACTGGTTCAAGTGTTGCAAATTGGGATCCAATCCTAATTTCACTTGTTAGACGAGCTATGCCAAATCTTATCGCTTACGATATCGCAGGCGTACAACCAATGACTGGTCCAACTGGACTAATCTTTGCAATGAGAAGTAGATACACTTCACAAACTGGTAACGAAGCTATGTTTGACGAAGCTGATACAGACTTCTCTGGAAGAAATGCCGCTGGTTCAGCAGTTGATGGTTATTCATCTTCAGCTAACTCAGGCACTAATCCAGGTGCTCTAAACGACTCACCAACTCCAGGAACATACACAACTGGTACAGCAATGACTACAGCAGCTGCTGAAGCATTAGGTGACGCAGACGGAAACGCTTTCGCTGAAATGGCATTCTCAATCGAGAAATCGACTGTTACTGCTAAATCAAGAGCGTTGAAAGCTGAATACACAATGGAACTTGCTCAAGACTTAAAAGCAATCCATGGTTTAGACGCTGAAACTGAACTTGCAAACATTCTATCTGCTGAAATCCTTGCGGAAATCAACAGAGAAGTTGTAAGAACAGTTTACACAAACGCAGAGAAAGGTGCTGCTACAAACACAACTACAGCAGGTATCTTTGATTTAGATACAGACTCAAACGGAAGATGGTCTGTTGAAAGATTCAAAGGACTTATGTTCCAACTTGAAAGAGATGCGAACAGAATTGCACAAAGAACAAGAAGAGGAAAAGGTAATATGATTATCTGTTCAGCTGATGTTGCTAGTGCGCTTCAAATGGCTGGTGTTTTAGATTACACACCTGCATTAAACAACAATTTGAATGTTGATGACACAGGCAATACTTTTGCTGGTGTTCTTAACGGCAGATTTAAAGTTTACATTGACCCATACTCAGCAAATAGCTCAGCTGCACAATACTATGTAGTTGGTTATAAAGGTACTTCACCTTATGACGCTGGTATGTTCTATTGCCCATATGTACCACTACAAATGGTTAGAGCAGTTGGTCAAGATACTTTCCAACCAAAAATCGGTTTCAAAACAAGATATGGATTAGTTGCTAACCCATTCGCTGAAACTGGTGCTGCTTCAGGTGCTGTAAGTGCAGTAAATGACGCTGGTTCTGCTAACTCAAACAGATACTACCAAAGAGTTAAAGTTTCAAACTTAATGTAATATCTCGTAGAGTTTTCTACAGAAATAAGAAAGGGCGGTTTATCCGCCCTTTTTTTTGGCCTTCCTCCAAAATGGATAAATAATAGTATGACAACCACAAACGCATACAATAGACAACCTACAAAATTTGACTACGCTTCACCTACACAGTTTAAGTTTCAAATACTAAAACTGCCAAAGGTTGAATACTTTTGTACAGCAGTCAATATACCAGGTATTACTTTATCAAGTGTTCAACAAGATACACCACTTGCAGATATACCATTACCTGGTGTTAAATTATCATTCTCTGAATTAGAGATGTCATTCTTGGTAGATGAGAACCTAGAAAACTATAGAGAGATACATGGTTGGTTGACAGGTCTTGGCTTTCCTAAATCAAGAACACAGTTTAAAACTCTTGTGGACGCCGCCAAGGACAGGTTTCCGGTAGACGGAAAGAGTGACGCAACGACAGACCCAGGCAAAGTGACAGGTGCTCCAACACCATTAGGTCCTGTCTTCTCTGACGCAACTTTGAATGTGTTGACTAGTAAAAATACTGCTAATATAGAAGTAAGATTTTCAGATATGTTTCCTGTGGCATTAACAGGACTAAACTTTAATCAACAGGCCACAGATATAGATTTCTTAACGGCAACTGTAACAATGAAATACAAAATATACGAATTCGCTACAAAGGGTGCAACTAGGACAGTAGAAACCACCTCTTAAAAGCTTTACATTTAAACGATATTATGATAGGATACCTTTATTATGGATTTAGAAAAACTACAAGAACAAGCTGATTTGGATTTGAAGATAAATGATACTGAACTAGATTTAGAATCTCTTAAAACTCCACAATTACATAACAAATATATGAAACACTTAACAAAGTTTAAGCTTATGTTAAGTCGTGCTGAAGGTGATTTATATAATACTAAAAGAGAACTTTGGGAATATTATACTGGTAAGGCAGACGCTTCAGTATATGCACAAAGACCTTTCAATTTTAAATTATTAAGACAAGATGTTGACCAATATATACAATCAGATGAAGAGTATATTAAGGCTAAACAAAAAGTAGATTACTTAAATGCTTGTATTGATTTTTTAGATAGAACAATTAGACAAATCACTAATAGAACTTTTACAATCAAAAATGCAATTGATTGGCGTAGATTTACTAGTGGTGCTGTGTAATGTATTTAAAAAATCAATGTGACATAATAGAAAACGCTTTCACTCAAGCACAATTAGATTATATAATATCTATTGGTGAAAAAGAAAAATTAAAAAACGCCGAGGTGTTTGAGCAAGAACAATCAGAAAAAATCAGAAAAACAAAAGTTGCTTGGATTAAAGAAGAGGAACTATCTAAAAAATATCCTTTAGTAGATATGATTACAAGAGGTAATAAAAACGCAGATTGGAACTTTCAACTTACTGGATTTGAGCCGTTTCAATATTCTGTTTACGAGAAAGGTGACCATTATAATTGGCATATAGATAGTCATGCTAAACCATATGATAATGGTCTTATTAGAAAATTAAGTTTCACATTATGTTTAACAGACGATTATACAGGTGGTGAGTTTGAGTTATGTAAACCAAATCCTAGTCGTAAAAAACATTTATATAAAAAATTCGAATTAAAAAAAGGCGACATGATTTTATTTCCTTCTTTCGTTTGGCACAAGGTTAATCCTGTATTAAGTGGAGTGAGAAAGACATTAGTTGGTTGGGTAGTAGGGAAACCATTTGTATGAGTTTAACAAGATATTTAATTATAGATAAAAAAGATGATGTCTATTTAAAGATTGAGGCTGACGAAGATATAAGAAGAGAGTTAGGTCAATTCTTTACCTTTGAGGTGCCTGGTTTTAAGTTTATGCCACAGTTTAGAAATAGAGTGTGGGACGGAAAGATTAGATTATTTTCATATCAGACAGGACAAATCTATGTTGGTCTATATCCATATATATTAAAATGGTGTGAAGATAATGCTGTTCAAGTTGTTGACGGAACTAAAATTCAAGACACAAAGGTTGATGAAGCCAAGGTTGATAAGTTTATTAAAGCACTAAATATTCCATTCAAGGTAAGAGATTACCAAAAGGAGGCATTTATACATGCAGTTAGAAAAAATAGAACTTTATTACTTTCACCCACAGCTAGTGGAAAATCTCTCATTGTCTATCTTCTTATTAGGTTTAACATTCTTCGGTTAAAAGGAGATAATAAAAAGATATTAATTATTGTACCAACAACATCTTTGGTAGAACAATTGTTCAAAGATTTTAAAGATTATGGTTGGTCGCCTGAAAGAAATGTACATAGAATATATCAAGGTCATTCTAAAGAAACTAATAAACCTGTAATTATATCTACATGGCAATCCATATATAATCAACCAAAGAAATACTTTAAAGATATTGGTATGATAGTAGGTGATGAGGCACATTTATTTAAGGCCGTTTCACTTACAAAGATATTGACAAAATTAGAAAAATGCCCATATAGAGTAGGACTAACAGGTACTTTAGATGGTACACAAACACATAAGTTAGTATTAGAAGGACTGTTTGGTACAGTCAATAAGGTTGTTTCTACAGTAGAACTACAAGAAAAGAAACAGTTAGCAGACTTAAAGATTTTCTGTCTAATATTAAAACATGGTGCGATTGAGTGTAAACATGCTAGTGGTATGAACTACCAAGAAGAGATGGATTACATTGTTCAATCAGATAAGAGAAATAAATTTATAAGAAACTTGGCCGCTGGTCTACAAGGTAACACACTTTGTTTGTTTCAGTATGTTGAAAAACATGGTAAGGATTTGTTTCAAATGATAAAAGAAAAAGCAACTGACAAACAGGTGTTTTATGTACATGGCGGAGTAGATACAGATGAAAGGGAAAAGATTAGAGAAATTACAGAGAAGAGTGACAATGCTATTATCGTGGCAAGCTACGGAACCTTTAGTACCGGTATTAATATTCGTAACTTACACAACATTGTGTTTTCTTCTCCTAGTAAATCACGAATAAGAAATTTACAATCAATTGGTCGTGGTTTAAGATTAAAAGATAACAATGGTTCTGCTACATTATATGATATTGCAGATGATTTAACATACAATGATAAAGAGAACTACACACTCAATCACTTTAGAGAAAGGATAAATATCTATAGTGAGGAAGACTTTGAGTATGAGATACACAACATAGAGTTAAACAATGAAACCAGAAGTTAAAATAATCAAACTAATAAATGGTGACGACATTGTTACCGTTCTACCTACTGGCGACAGACAGTTGCCCGACAATGGTCCACTTATTAGACTTGACAAACCATTACAGATTAAATATGTTCCTCAAATGACGCCAATGGGGTTTAGAGATTATATTGCTTTGATTCGTTGGACTAATTATACAAATGATAAAGTGGTTACCATTCCTAAAGATAAAATTATGACAATCACCAACGCCTCGTTAGAGATGAGTGGTAGTTATGATGAGATAATTAAGAACTATGACAGTTTAGATAAACCAAAGAGAGATGAGAATTATCATAAAAAAGAATTCTCCCCCGAAGAAAATAATAAACTGAATGAAATCTTTAAAGAATTTGATGATGATGAAGATGAACCAACAATACACTAGGTACTTAAAGGTGTTTCTGAAAACGGACACCGTTATTATACGCATAAAAAAAATATTGGCAACCGTGGATTAAAAACAAACTAGGCTTGACAATTTGTAAAGTTTAGAGTATTATGAGGATATTATGGCAAAAACAAAAAAGAAATCAGAACATTATGTTAACAACAAAGAATTCTTGGCCGCAATGGTCGAGTATAAGAAGTCTGTTGACAAAGCAAAATTAGCAGGGAAAAACAAACCTAGAGTACCCGATTATGTCGGTGAATGTTTTTTAAAGATTGCGAATCACCTATCGTATAGACCTAACTTTATCAATTACACATACAGAGATGATATGATTAGTGATGGTATAGAGAACTGTTTACAATACCTAGACAACTTTGATGGTGAGAAATCAAACAATCCATTCGCTTACTTCACACAAATAATCTATTATGCATTTATTCGTAGAATTCAAAAAGAAAAGAAACAAGTAACAATTAAACAAAGAATGATACAAGAAGCAAATTATGATGACATGGCATTACAGCCAGGTGAAGAAAGAGAATTTAAAAATCAATTCACAGAGTTTTTACAAAAGAATATGGTCGCTGATGAACCTACTGAAAAGGAGAAGGCAAAGAAAGAATCTGCTAAGAAGAAAAAGAAGAAGTGAAGATACAAGATAATTATTTAACAGACAGAGAATTCTCTGAGCTGAAGAAAGTCATTTGGGATCCTAGTTTTCCTTGGCATTTTAATCAAATCATAACTATGGAAGAACCAGAAGAAACTGGTGAATATTATATGACTCATGTCTTTTACAATCAAAGACAAAACTTCCAAAGTCAATACTTTCCTGTAGTATATGATTTATTAAACAAGATACAACCAAAGGCTTTAATCAGAGTGAAAGCAAATTTATATTTAAACATGGGCAAAGGAGTTGTTGAACATGCACCACACACAGACTATAGTTTTAGTCATAACGGTGGTGTCTTTAGTATGAATACATGTGACGGATACACTAAACAAGGTGACATGAAGGCTGATAGTGTAGAAAACAGATTGGTTACATTTGACGCAGGTATGAAACATCAAAGTACCTCGGTATCAAATACTAAAGTAAGAATGAATATCAACATAAATTATTTCTAATGAACAGATTATATCACGAACCATTAATTGACCAAGGTACTTGTACTAAATTATTACCTGCTACCTACATCATATCTAAAAAAGTAACAGAAATGTTTACACCATGGAAAGATACATGGAAAGATAAAAACTACATGAAGTTTGCAGAGGGTAGTCCTTCAACCGAACTATATGAATGTTATAATGTATTTTTAAATCATATGCCAGGTATGTCAGAATTATACGAGGGTGTTGTAAACAAGTTTAAAGAGAAACAACCTAATTCAAAAGACTATGCTATGGCAGGCTGGGTAAATGTTTTTCCAAAAGGCAAAAATTTAAAATGGCATAGACATGGTGGTGAGAATGAAGAAAATGGTAGATGGCATGGTTATGTTTGTATTGACGCAGAACCAAGTCAAACAATGTATAAAGATAAAGACTTTGAACAAACAATAGAAAACAAAAACGGTTATATGACCTTAAACGAGGCAGGACTTTTACATAAGGTTTCAGATGATTGGCCAAATGAAAGACCTAGAGTTACTATTGCTTTTGATTTTATTTTAAAAAAACATATACACGCAACTAACATGTTAAGGTGGATTCCAATTATATGAAGATAGCATTATTAAACGATACACACTTTGGTTGTAGAAACGACAGTCCAGCATTTATTGAATATCAAAATAAATTCTATAATGATTTGTTTTTTCCATACTTGAAAGAACATAATATTAAAACACTAGTACACCTAGGTGATGTGGTTGATAGAAGAAAATTTATTAATCATAATACAGCACACAATTTTAGTAAAGTATTTTGGAATAAACTAGAAGAAAATAATATTGATACACATATTATTATTGGTAACCATGACACATATTATAAAAATACTAATGAAGTAAATGCTATGCAGAACCTAGAGATTTGTAAAGACGCTAAAGTATATACTAAAACTACAGAGGTTGAACTTGGTGGTTTACCTATCTTATTCATACCATGGATTTGTGATGACAATGAAGCAGATAGTATTAGTAAAATAGAAAATACACAATGTACCATTGCAATGGGTCATTTAGAAGTTAAAGGTTTTGAAATGCATAATGGACACTTTAATGACCATGGCCAAGAGAAAGCAATGTTTAAAAGATTTGAAAAAGTATTTTCTGGACACTTTCATAAAAAATCAGATGACGGTCATATACATTATCTAGGTACTCAATACGAAATGACATGGTCAGACTATGGTTGTCCTAAAGGATTTCATATTTTTGATACAGATACAAGAGAATTATCAAGAGTACAAAATGAATACAAGATGTTTGATAAAATCATTTACAATGATAAAGATACAAACTATGATGAGATAGATATTACAAAGTATGATAAAAAATTTGTTAAGTTATATATTTCTAATAAGTCAGACAATGATATGTTTGAAAGACTTATGGATAACCTATATAACAAAATTAATATACATGCGATTGATGTTATTGAAGACCCTACAGACATTGGTGCTTCAGTAAGAGAAGATATACTAGAACAAGGTGAAGACACATTAACTTTTTTAGGTAATTATATTGACCAAGTTGACAGTAAATTAGATAAGCAGAAACTTAAACAGTTTGCAAAAGAGTTATACATGGAGGCGAGTGAGTAAACTTAAAATATGATAACATTTAAAAGAATAAGTTATAAAAACTTTTTATCAACAGGCAACCAACCTATAGTTGTTGACCTTGATATGTCACAAACAACATTAATTGTTGGTTCAAACGGCTCTGGTAAGTCAACCTTACTAGACGCATTATGTTTTGTACTATTCAATAGACCATTTAGAATTATTAAAAAAGAACAGATGGTCAATACTATTAATAATGGTGATTGTACAGTTGAAGTTGATTTTTTGGTAGGTACCAAAGAGTATAAAGTTAGAAGAAGTATTAAACCTAACAACTTTGAAATCTTTTGCAATGGTAAAATGATTAATCAAGACGCTAACAACATTGATTATCAAAAATATCTTGAACAGAATATTATGAAACTTAATTACAGGTCTTTTATTCAGGTGGTTTTACTAGGTTCTTCCTCTTACGAACCGTTTATGAAAATGAAACCAAGATATAGACGAGAAGTTGTTGAAGAGATACTTGATATTAGAGTTTTTGGCCTAATGGATTTGATTTTGCGTTCCCAACAGAGCGATTTACAAAAAAAGTTGACGGAGGTGAGGCACCAAGCGGAGTTAATAAAGACCAAGTATGAAACTGAAGCAAAATACTTAACTACTCTGGAAACCAAAGGTAGCGACAACCTGACGGTACAGCAAAATAAGATAGTGCAAAATGATGAAAATAGAGTAAAATATGAACAGAAATTACAAAAACTAAATGAAGAGATAGCAGTTAGTCAAAATTCATTAAATGGCCAAGATGTAGTGGTCAAAAAGGTTAAAGAACTAGAGAAGTATGAAACAAAGATAGAACAAAATATATCTACACACAAAAAGACTTTAAACTTTTTCAAAGAAAATGACACATGTCCGGTGTGTACACAACCTATTGATGAAACATTTAAGGAAGAAAAATGCAATCACGAAACTACAACAATTTCCAAACTAGAATCAGGTCTACAGCAGCTCGTAGGAGAACTCAATGGTCAAGAAGAGAAGTTGACCCAATTCAATCAGATGTCAAACAAGATAGCAGACATGAATGTAGAGATAGCGAAGATAAACGGAAGTCTATCAGCATTGAAAAAACACAGCGACCAAATTCAGTTAGAGATTTCTACAGCTAGTCAAAAAGATACTGACATAGAAAGTATAGAACTTGAACTAGAACAAATGAGAATTGACCTTGTTGAGGCAGACGCAAGCCTTGTAAAGGTTCAAGAAGAAAAAGATTATGTTGATGTATTAAGAGAGATACTTAACGACAAAGGCGCTAAGGCAAATATAATTCGTAAGTATGTACCTATTATGAATCAACTTATCAATAAGTATCTACAGGCCATGGACTTCTTTATCTCATTTAATTTAGATGAAGAGTTTAACGAAACAGTAAAGTCAAGATTTAGAGATACCTTTAACTACAATAACTTTAGTGAGGGTGAGAAGATGAGAATTGACCTTGCCTTGTTATTTACTTGGCGAGATATTGCTAGAATGAAAAACAGTACCAATACAAATCTATTAATACTAGATGAAATATTTGATAGTAGTTTAGATGGCCAAGGTACAGATGACTTCTTTAAAATTATTAAAACACTTGAAAAAGAAAACATCTTTATCATATCACACAAAGGTGATATACTATTTGATAAGTTTACAAACATTATTAAGTTTGAAAAAGTACAAAACTTTACACAGTTAGGAACAATATAATGAAATTCATGGTTGTTGAAAACTTTTTTAATAACTTCTCTCAAATTCAAGATGAATTTAAAAAGATAGAAAGATTTGATTATGAAGAACATCCAGATATTAAACCAAAATTAAAAGATAAGGCCTTTTTAAAATATAAATGGCCTGGCCAGAGAAGTCTTGATTTAAAAAGTACAAATAAATTTCTTACTGCTTTATTTCTAAAAGAATATGAAGAAAAATTTAGAGATTTTTTTGATGAGAAATTAGGGTTTGCAATATACACCCATTTAAGATTGAAAGATACCAACAAAGAGGACTTTCTACATAAAGATTCACCAGACTCAACTTATTCATTATTAGTTTATCTATCAGAAACAAATCTCTTTAGTGGTACAAAACTATATGATGATTTAGATAATGAAGTTGCAGACATTAAATTTGTACAAAACAGAGCTATTATTTTTGACAGTAGATATACACATGCAGCTATAAATAATCATGGTGATAATGAAGATAATGGTAGATTGACACTAAATGTGTTTTGGAAAAAAGGATAAAAATGAAAGAACTAAAATTAATACCACCTAACGACCCTAGAGTACAATCAGCAATAGCACCTTTTACAGATGATATGCTAAAAGAACATGACTTCAAAGATAGACAAGAACTATCAGAGGCAATGTTTTTAGTAATGAAAAAATTTGGTGGAATTGGTCTAACTTGTAATCAAGTAGGTCTTCCGTTCAATATGTTTGTTGCAGGTGGCCATGAGGGTATTGAAAAAGGAATGTCATTAGCAATGTTTAATCCTATGATTATATCTGTAGGTGAAGAGAAGATTAGAATGAAAGAGGGTTGCCTAACTTATCCTTTTATGTTTTTAGATATAGAAAGACCTAGAAAATGTGTTATGAAGTATGAAGACACAGAGGGTAAAACACAAGAGGCACACCTAGATGGCATGATGAGTCGAATCTGTCAACATGAATATGACCATATACTTGGTAGAAACTTTACAGAGGGTGTATCTAAACTGAAATTAGACAGAGCAAAGAAAAAAGCATTGAAAGAGATAGAGAGAATGAAAAGATATAGAGAAGTCAATAAAGTATTAGAGAAAAACCAAGCTTGACATTTTTGATTAGTTAGAGTATTATATACATTATGGGTTATTCGTGGAACAAAGACATGTCAATAGACGACCAATGGCAAAGTTGGCAAGACAATACAGATTTATCTAAAATACCAGATATTGATACAGATACATTAAAAGAAACAATCATTAAAGATTTGACCTTTGTATCTGCTATGACGGTACAAGAGTACACATTGTATCAAAAATTTCAAGAAGTAAAGTTTAGATATCCTACAGTAGAAACAAATAGTTTCTTTGATGACAAGCCTGCTATGTTAAGACCTGAACAAGGTGTTGTCATACAAGAAGTCAAAAACAATTTCTGGTTACCAGAAGACCCCGAAGAGTATTTAAATCTACAACCAGAATTAATCTGGACAGATGGTGCCGAGGTACAATCACATACAAATGCCAAAGGTTCTGAAATCTGGAATGCATTGAGAACATTTTTATCTACCATGAAAAACAATAGTAATATTGGTAGAAATCTAAACTTCTTGGTAAGAGATAAAGTAACACAGAAATATCTTGGTGTTATCTGTATGAGT